TTGCATACATGAGGTGATGTAATGAGAAACTATCAACGGGACAACTTAATATTCGGCCTGCTGATGGTGCTACTCATTATAGTGTTGGGAGTGTGGTTACATGCGACACACTGAGTATGGCTACGTTAGCCCAGCAGAGAATCATTGCTACCGTGACTTAGAACGTTGGCTGGCTGATAAGAAGAAACGTGAGCGTCGTGCTAATAAGCATGGCGCTTTTAATTTGAAAAATAAACAAATACCGGTACATAGGGCTTCACGACATATTGAATTTAATTTGGAAAAGAAAAAGGAGAAATAATTATGCGAGCACAAAAGAAACCGGTAATCATTGATTACGAAGTATTTGAGGACACTACAGATTGCTTTATGAATTTACAAGATAATCTCGGGATTGATCCACTTAGAGTAAGCTATCACAATCCTGAACAACCTGTTTTGAAGATTGAAACGCTAGAGGGAATCATGATTGCAAACGTTGGTGATTACATTATTAAAGGCGTTCGTGGAGAGCTTTATCCTTGTAAGCCAGATATTTTTAAAGAAACGTATGACTTGATTGATTAATCAGATAGAGAGGTAGAACGATCATGGATTTTGGAGAAGCAATTAAAGCATTAAAAACAGGAAAACGGTTAGCACGTAAGGGCTGGAACGGCAAAGGCATTTTTATTGCTTTGATGCCAGGCAACTCCTTTGAGGACTGTGGAGGTCATAAGTGTATGACACACGATTATATCTACATTGATACCACCGGATTGAAAACCACAAATGATTCAGCACCATTGGATCGTGTGCCATGGTTAGCAAGTCAAACAGATCTGTTGTCTGACGATTGGGAGGTAGTGGATTAATGGGTAGGAGATGCTGAAATGAATAGGTTGCCAAATAGGATTCGAGTTAATGGAATTGAGTACAAAGTGAAAGTGGTAAAACGGCTTGAAGACAATGACAATTCTTTATGGGGAATCTCATTGTATAAGAAAAATAAAATTAAGATTCGTAAAGGGTTAACTAATCAGAAACAGCAACAGACGCTAATGCACGAATTGACGCATGTTATGTTTCATGAAATGGGATTAGATGAACAAGCAGATGATGAAAAGTTAGTCAATCAGTTAGGAAACGCGTTTTACCAATTGCTTGCGGACAATCCTAATCTAAGAAAGATGGGTGGAATAAATGAAAGTAACGGTTGAAAGCAAATCCGGTGCAAACCAACAAAATGTGAATATTGAGGGTAAGGTCGAAGACTGTATTAAAGTTCTATCGAAGATCGGGTACGGTGCTGATCGGGAATCGAAAGAAGATACAGAAAATTTGTACAAAAAAATAATGGAAAATGTGCTTATTAAGTAGTAAGAAACGAAATCCTAAAGGACGGAGGCGTGGTGATATGTAATGACACGTAAATTAACAGCAAAACAGCGCAAGTTTGCTAATGAATTTATCAAAACTAACAACGCATATAAATCAGCTATAAAAGCAGGCTACGCAAAGGGTACAGCTCGCAACGCAACTAAACAATTACTGGAAAATACTGGAATTCATGAATATATCATTAAAAAGACTGGAAAAGTTGAAAAACACGAATCTGATGAAGCTGACGAAGTGCTTAGAAATATTTACCGTATCAGTGCCGGTAAAGATATTGAGCGTCATTATGTGCAGATTGATAATCTGGCTAAAGAAGCAGCAGGCGATGATGATTCGCTTGGTGCTCGCATGGGATACATGGTAGATAACACAACATTGACACCAGCCTCAACTAAAGAGCAGGTAGCTGCAGCTGAACTGTGGTTCAAACTAAATGGCAATCTCAAAAATGACAGCAAAGAGGTCGAAGAACAAAAGATTCGCAAGCTAGAAGCTGAAGCTGATGTGGCAGAACAAAAGGCTCGTGATGCTAGAAGTGGTAGTCAAGATGTTGGTAAGCAGTTTGACAAGATGTTTGAGCGGTTGAAGGAGGACAGCGACAAATGACAACTTATGCTGATTTGAAGTATACAAAGAAGCAAGTCGAAGTCTTCAAGCAGTTTGACCGTGACGACTGGTCGCTAATGATCAACAGTGGGGCCGTTGGTTCTGGCAAGACGGTCATTGACAATGACATGTTTTTGCGTGAGCTATTACGGATTGGCAAGCTAGCCCAATCGATGGGTAAGAAAGCGCAATACATTCTAGCCGGATTTTCTAGTAAGACGATTGCTAACAACGTTCTACAAGAAATCATGCAGGCTTACCCTATGCTTAATATTAAGTTTGATGTGCATGGTGCTTTTGAGTTGTTTGGAGTGAGGGTTGTTCAAGCTTATACGGGTTCAATTGCCGGCATGGCATCTATTCGTGGTATGAACGCCTGGGGTGCTTACATCAATGAAATGTCGCTGGCTAATGAACAAGCATTTACGGAAATCCGTAATCGTGTGCGTGGATTTGAAGGGGCTAGAATTATTGGTGATACCAACCCAGATACGCCAACCCATTGGCTTAAACGAAAGTACATTGATCAGGCTAAGGACAAGTCAAAAGGTATCATCTACAATCATTTCACGATGGACGACAATACATTTTTGCCTAAGAAGTACGTGCATGATATGAAGGCACAAATGAGTGGTATGTTCTATGATCGCAGCATCTTAGGATTGTGGGTTGCAGGTGAAGGATTGGTTTATGGCGACTTCGATAAGTCCAAGAATGTTATCAGCCGCTCGGAATTTGATAAACGTACCGCGGATCAAACAATTAACTACTATTGTGGCGTCGATTGGGGCTACGAGCACGATACGTCGATTGTGGTGCTTGCTGACGATAATCGGGGTAATACGTACTTGGTTGAGGAACACACCGGCAATTTACAACAGATTGATCATTGGGTTAGTGTCGCTAAGCAAATACAACAAGGCTATGGGTACAATATTCCATTTTATTGTGACACGGCCCGGGTTGAACATATTGATGAGTTTCAAGCTAATCATATTAACGCATTGTATGCCTATAAGGCAGTACTAAAAGGTATTGAAACGGTTGCCGGTAAAATTAAGCAACGTCAGTTTATGGCTGTTCAAGAAGGTATGCAACAATTCTTGGACGAGGTTTATCAGTATGTCTGGAACGATAAAACGGGTGAGCCGGTTAAAGAGCATGACCATGTCATGGACGCTGTACGATATGCGATTGCAACCAAGTTGTGGAATCAAAATAACAAACAATCGGATAACAGTTATAACGATCAAACAAAGCTACTAGCTGATAATGGGTTGATCGATTATCCTGATGATTTTTGGTGATTTATTCATATCCAAAATAGACACTCAAAATGGACAGTTGATTAAACGCTGAAAAAGCAGGTTTTAAGCTTACGGGCTTTGAATTTATAGGATATTAAGCCTTTTAAATTGTATTGTCCATATAGAGTACACCAAGATTAGACATTTAAGCATAGGTTTTGAGGTGACATTGATGGCAAAGCTAATGACAATGGAAGAGTGGAAAAAACAAGCAACTACCAAGGACACAGCACCGCTTGATATGAATGTGTTTGAACCAATGCTGAATGGCAAGCCACTAGAATTTACCGATAGAGGCATTACTTATTCAGTGCCAATTGGTTTAGATGTCAAAATGATATTTGAAAGTTTAGCAAAATTAGTGAATGACAACATTAATGAAACAGATAAAACGGTCAGCGACTCTAATAGGCTGCTGGCCGTTAAGTTTGCACACAATTATTGCAAACTGCATGAAAGCGAGGTGAACAATGATGGCAGAGACAAACGACAAAACAGCTCACAGCCTGTCGATTAATCCTAAGCCAGACTCGATTAGCCTGTTAAATGGTAAGCGTTATGGTGGGCGTTATTCGTTCGACACCAACCAAATATACAGCATTCCACAAGCAAGGTGGGACGCTATTAAAGATACCCCAGAGGCGTTTGAAGAGTTAGTGCAGTGGTACGTTAACGATCACTACACAAATCAATTGCCACGAATTCTTGAATTGGAACGTTATTACCAAGCAGACAATAACATTCATTACTGGTTGTCTAACAAGAAGAGCCATCGAGCAGATAATCGTATCTCTAGCGCATTGGCGCGCTATATTACTAACATTCAAGTAGGATATGAGTTTGGCACGCCATTAACGTTCGGGTACCAAAACAAAGATGATGACACCGACACTGGTGAAGGGCCAATGCAAGCACTAGATGATTTTAATCAAACCAATGATGAGCCGTATCACGAAAAGATTATGGGCAAGAACTTAGCGAATACTGGTCGTGCGTATGAGCTGCTATATGTAGCAGACGGGTCAAAAGATCCACGAGTTACGGCAATCGATCCCAATAGTACGTTCGTAGTCTGGTCTACCGACGTAGAACCCGTAGAACTATTTGCTGTGCGTTATTACGTCGTTAAGGTGGCAGATGAAACAAACTATCAAGTTGAAGTCTATACGGATAAGAACATTTATCACTTTACAGCGGGTGACGAACCCGATAGTGATTGGACTCTGACAGACACCGAAGAACACTTTTTCCAACAAGTACCGTTAACTGAATACAGCTTAAATGAAGAACGCGTGGGCGCTTGGGAGACTAAACTCGATGAGATTGATGCCTATGACCAAGCGTTGTCTGAGATGGCTAACAGCCAAGAAGACTTTAGCAATTCAATGCTGATGATCAACGGAAAAGTTGCCAACAATTCCGGCAAGTCAGAGCAAAAACTAGGCCCAGACGGTCAGCCAGTTTACGTTGACAATGTGAGTGATGGATATACAAATGAATCCACAACCAACGGGAAAAGTAACGCACCCGTTATGGTTGAAAAGGTGCTTGATAGCAACACAAACGTTCTGTATCTACGGCCATATGTTCAGAAAAATCCAAACGGATCTCCAACTATTGTGCCAACATCGGCAGCTTATCTGACTAAGTCGTTGAATGCTAGTGAATGGCAAATTTACATTAACCAATTGTTATCCGACATTCATAAGGACACAAACACACCCGACACGACTGATCAAAACTTTGCAGCCAATGCATCGGGTGTTGCTATGGCTTATAAACTGTGGGGCAGTGATCAAGAGATGGCCATGTCAGAAACGCTTTATCAGCGTGGCATACGGCGTCGGTTGCGGTTGCTAATGACGTATTGGAGCTATCTCAAAAATAACGATGTTACGATCACCGATGAAAACAATCCGGCCGACAATGTGACAATCACATTTACACCTAATCTGCCTAAGAACAATCAGGAAACGATGACACTTATCCAAGGTCTTAATCAGACGGGCAAATTTTCTGCAGAAACATTGCGTAATTTGGCTGAACCGATTACTGGGATTCCGGCTGACCAAGAAAAACAACAAGTAGATGATGAGTCTGGCGATCAAGACGAACGAACAACAAACATGATTGTTGCTGCGCAAGCCAAATTGCAGAACATGAATGGGGCAGGTGATAGCGGTGACGACGATCAAGAAGGAACGCCAGAAGATTCGCCAACTGGTCAAGCAGGACAAAGCGAACAGCCAGACGATCAATAGCTTCTATCAGCAAGCCTTAAGCATTATCGCCAACCATCTAAAAGAGTTCTATAACGAGTACGCTGATGATAGTGGGTTAACTCTTAATCAAGTATCGTCAGCAGTTAGTTCATGGGACACGCAACACTTTTACACTGCTATTAACGAAATGTTAACGGACGTTCAACCCGACGATAAACTATCTAAGCAGTTACAGGCTGCTTATGTTAAAGCATCATTAACCAAACGAGATATGTTGGGTGCAATGATTGGGGCTGGTATGAGTATTGCGACGGCGAGAAGTGAACTCTATGGTGTCACAGAACTAAATAGACAGCGTTCGGCAGCGTATGCGGATAACTCTTCACGTTCACAGAAAAGCGTTCCACAGAGCACTGATCAGGCCGAATACGTGCAACGATTATGGGTGCACCAAGACGTTATGGCTAATCGCATGATTGAGACTCTCAACAAGGGTTTAAGCCGTGGGATTTCAGTAACCGCAATGAACAAGCTAACTCGAAGTATTCCACAGTCGGGCGATCGAATCGATGATAACTTGGCAACGCCAATGAATCAGCTGTTGTCCCGAATTGATGGATTAATGCAGACGCAATCTGTTGAGAACACTAATGAAGGCAAACGTCAGGCCTACAAAGATAGCAATGTTAAATTTGTAATGTGGCTAACCGAAGAAGATTACCATGTCTGTGATATTTGCCAACCATTAGACAAGCAGATATTTCCATTCGGCCAAGCACCGATTCCTCAAGAAGACACGCACCCACGTTGTCGATGTCAATTGGTAGCGTGCGATGAAGATGGCAACTTACTTGATGGCCAGCTAGACGGTATGATGACGGGTGAATTTGATTAGGGGCTATTTCCAAATAATAGCCCCTTTAAAATGCTTACAAATAAAGGCAGTTAACGAATAATCAAGATTATGGGGGCTATTTATCTTCTTTGTATGATAATAACTCCTATTTTTGTGGGCTTTTTCTTACTTGCAGCCCTAAAAGAACAAGCAATTTAGTCATTCGGACTTTAACCGATCTAGTCTACGGACTTTAAAAAGGAGTTTTTACGATGAAGATGAACTTGCAACATTTTGCTGAACCTGGTGAAGAACAAAAGCCAATCGATCCTAATAAGGAGCAGCAACAAGAACCTAAAGATCAAGAACCATCTGGTAAAACATATTCACAAGATGACGTGAATAAAATGATGGGTGCTAAAGCTAAGCAGCTGGAAGAAAAGTTTAATGGCCAGCTGGAATCCCTAAAAGAAGAATGGATGTCTAAGGGAGAAGAACGTGCTGGTATGAACGCACAGCAGAAGGCCGAAGCAGAACTCGATGACAAGCGACAAGCCCTGGCAGACCAAGAGAAACGATTACAGGAACGACTAGACGCCGTTGATGAGAAAAATGCTTTGGCTGCAACTAAGTCAGCCTTAACGGATAGCAAGATTCCTGTTGAGTTTGCGGAATTCGTTACATCTAAAGATGACGATGTCCGTAAGAACAACATCGATAAGTTTATCGACCTGTTCAATAAGGCGGTTCAAGATAGCGTAGAACAACGTGTCCAGGGCACACACACACCACAGAACGGTGGCCAAGTAGTTGCTGGATCACTAACACGCGAAGACTTTGCCAAGCTCAACATGGATCAGCAAACTCAAATTTATCGTGAGAATCCAGACTTATACAACAAACTTAAATAGGAGGTGTAGGTAATGGCTGTAATTAACGGCAATCCTACGAATTTTAGTAATTTAATTGAACCAACAGTATTTCTTGATTGGGTTTATCGGGCAAACACGCAAACCAATCGTTTTGTGGCATCTGGTGTCTTAAAGAATGATCCCATTTTAGGCGGACGGTTGCTTCAACCAGGTCGGACGGTTGAAATCCCGGCAATGAACGACTTGTCCGGTGACGCTGATGAATGGAACGATACGCATGATATTCAAACGAATGGTGTCGACTCCGCAATGGAACATGGCATTAAGATGTACCAAAGCAAGTCGTTTGGTAATACTGACTGGGGCGATTTGATTTCTGGTGCAAGTACACAGCAACAAATTGCTAATCGTTTCGGTAACTGGTGGACGCGTCAAGACACAGGCTTACTGCTTAACACGGTAAAAGCAACGTTCAACAACACAGATATTGCAACTGCAAAGTCTTACGGTGTTGGTGCCGAAAAGGAACTATCCGCCGCAGACTTTGTTAAGGCACTCGCACGTATGGGCGATGTGATGGATAACACGCTGTCAACTTTAGTAGTAAATTCGGCTGCGTACTCAGAAATGCGTGAGCAGCAGTTGATTGAATATTTACAACCAGCTGGTGCAGCAACTCCAATTGCTACGTACCAAGGCATGAGTATCGTTCAAGATGATAGCATTCCAGTTGCTGATGACGGGACAACCTATGCATTGATTTTTGGCCCTGGTGCTATTGATTATGCAACGGCAACACCAAACAATGGGCTGGTCGTACAACGTGATGAATTCCAAAAGGGTGGCATGGTTGCCATTATTCAAAAGCGAGTAGTTACCTGCCATGTGGCCGGTACTAACGTTGATTTGACACAGACTAATCCTGATACTTACCAATCTGATTTAAAGGCAGGAACTAAGCCATTGTTTGCCGTTTCTTATGATCCGCGACAGATTCAATTGGTTAAGTATGGCTTCAAGGTTGGTACGGATTATGTAGTGCCAACGATCAATGCGCCTAAGAAGGCAGCAACTGGTGGTTCTAGTACTTCAGGAAGTGGCAAGTAGAAAGGTGACTAGGTATGGAAGACACACTGACACCGGAAGATATCAAGAGTGATATTAATATCTTCCAAGGATTTAGCGATGCTCATATTAAAGAGCGGTTAGATGACGCGACACTTAAGGCTAGTCACGATCAAATTTCAGATGACGCGTTAATCAACGCCACAAGAGCTTGGACGCGTCATTTGCTATACAAGGACTGGTTCATGAACTATGGCGGCGTTCAATCTGCTAGTACGTTTGGCAACTCACAGACGATGATCAATTTTAATGGTTATGACGACTACCGTGCTGAATATGACGATATCGTTGATGATTATGGTGTGTCGGACTCCATGGGAGCGGTGTGGACTGAATGACCGAAGATTTTGATAATACTGCAGAGGCAATTAGACGATTACAAGAGTTGCAGTCGGTGAGGTTGTCCGTGGGGGTACCATGGCTTAATAACCATTTGAATATGATTGCTATGGTCCAGGAATACGGTAAGACTATTGTTCCAGTCAACCGGCAGTGGCTAGCGTTGCCAACACCGAATTCGGGTGATAAACGGCCAGCAGATTTTCAAAACCTGTTCTTCATATTGGGAAAAACCGCTGATCAAGCCTATTTAGCCATGCCAGATGCCAATAGTGGTTTTAAAATCATGTTTATTTTACGTAAGAGTGTTGTGATTCCACCACGTCCATTCTTACGGTACTCGTTTAACCACCACCTTGATCGGTGGACAGAGTTAGGCGCTGACTTGGTTTTTAAATGTATGATCGGTGAGATTGAGCCTAAAGATGTGTATTCAGTACTGGGAGAAGCGATGGTTAAAGACATCAAGCAAACCATTACTGACTTCAGCACACCAAGTAACGCGCCATTAACTGCCAAGAATAAAGGATTTAATGATCCGTTAATTGATAGTGGAGAACTGCGTGACTCAATCACGTGGATTACAGAAAGGATTTGAATTTATGAGTATGGAATTAGTTATTGTTGCAGCAAAGACGGGGACAGACGGTGCTTATATCACACCAAGTCGTGACACGGAACAAACGAGTGACATTGCCTTCTTCCCAGAAGATGATCCAAAGGTTGTCAAGATTACGGGATACGCGCCTGGCGATACAATTCCCAGTGGCAAATATTTTGCTGCTTTCTATAATCCGGACACCAAAAAGTTTCTGGGACAATTTGTATCAGTATCTGGCTTCACGGTTGCAGGCGAATCAACACCGAGTGATCTTAAAGTAACACCGACCGACTCGGGTGCTGAGGTCGCAGCAGGCAACTAGCCATGAATTTTCAAAATTTTGGAAATTTCGGATTCATGAATGACACATTAGCTGAAGACCTGACAATCACCATTCCGGGTCATGACACCGGAGATTCTGATGAATTAGGTCGACCAACCATGACCCCAGCTACGGTAAAAAAGGTGCATGAGCCGATTGTTAACTCAACCAATCCCAATATGACGTATACCCCAGAATTGGGTGGCCAGTTACCCGTAGGCACACTTTATTGGTTATCAGGCCTAGTTGGCTGCCCCAAGGGAACAAAGGTTCAACGCGCTTCTGGCGCGGCCTATGAGGTCATTAATCACGGTGATGATTTTGCGGCTGGTCGGGTTTACTACCAGTTGAAGGAGGTTGGCACTGATGAGTGATTTCAACCTGTATGACGCTGTTTCGGCAGCACTGGTTAAGCAAATTAAGACGTACATGCCACAAGTTACGGTGCGTCCAGAGAGCGTTAAGCACTTTACGCCTGCTTATCCGTATGTCACGTACAAAATCTATGATGATTACGACCGAGTGCTATTCAATACCGTGAATGAAGAAATTTTTGATATTCACGTTCAATTTAAAGCCGTCTCAAATGACGAAGGAGAAGCTAAAACACTCGGTCACGAGTTGCGGAAGCTTTTTTTCTTGCAACAACCGGCGTATGAGCTATTTCAGCAACACATTGTTGCCAAGGATTGTAACACGATTCCATCAACTGACACGTTTCTTGACGTTGATTGGCAGTTTATGTCTGGTGCTGACTACACGTTTGGTGTTCAAGACAACTTCACTGATGAGACGCAAACGGGAAGTATTGCGAGTGTTGACCCGCAAATTAATACAAAAGGAGCTGAATAAATTTTGGCAATTAAACAAACAACAGACGTCCACTTTACTGTTGCTATTCATGCGTTAAAGAACCCAAGTGGCACGCCAGCTGTTGGTATTGCAACTAAAGGGGCAGACGCAACAACTAAGGCGTCTATTTATACAGACTTAGATAGTCTGTCAGCAGATTTTGATGAAACAACTGGCGTTTACTCCCAAGCGGAGGCAATGTTTGACGCTGACAACTTCAAGGGTCCAGTGGAAGTTGTCACCTATCCTAATGTTGACTCAACGACCCCAGCCAATGTTCAAACGACGGGAACAACTACTGGTGCAACTGTCACGGCAACGACCACACCTGGGATTGTGGTTGGTCTGACTGAACACCTATTTGATGGATTCAAGTATTTAGTTCTGGACGGGGCTACTGAAGCGGAGACTGAGGCCGTATCAGACTTTTTGTATGACAACCAACGTATCATGCTGGTTACGCAACCTAAGTCGGTTACTGATCTCCAAACGTTGTCCACCCATGTTAAGGGCATTCAAACAAAAAAGAATTCACTTGGGAATACAGCAGCTATTGTTGAAACGGCTAGTGATCGTTTCGTGGCTGCTCAAGCGGCCGCATACGCTGCAGCCAACTTGCCGGTTGATTTTCAGCACATCGGTAATCAGTCGCAGTTCGAACCAGACACCGATTTATCAACCGATGACTACGACACGATTGCTGCAGCTAATGGGACAGTAGTTGTAAACAAGTCTGGTGATTACATGCTGCTGAACGGACTAGCTTTGGCCGGAAACTACGTCGACCAATTTGTTCATACACAACTGGTCATCGACACGTTCCAGACGGCATTGCAGAAATATCTTAACCGTCATAACTTCCCAATCTTCAATGACGCCACGATTAAAGAAATGGCACAAACCATTGAGGCTTGCGGTCAGCAACTGCAACAACAAGGCGTATTGGCTAGTGCTGTTGAAATTACTAGTGTGCCTCGTTCTAATGTGCTTAACAGTGATGTGGCCGCACGTAAGTACAACGGATTCGGGTTCAATGTTCAGATTGCCGATGATATTGATACGATCAACGCCAAGATTGATTTGACACTTTAAGGAGGGATAAGTTATGGCAATCACTTTATCAAACGGAAAAGAAGTCAATTTATATTCCGCACGGTTCTTACACATTTATTTGTTGTGGAAAGGCCAATCGAAAGAATTAGGTGGCTTCCAAAACGGTGAAGCTTTTAGTTCACAACGTACGGCTGCAGATACAACTATGCAAGGCGATTTTCACTCAAACGTTATGTTCTTCGACACTGACGACGAGACGGGGACCCTAACGTTGAATACCTATCCTGGCACTTCAACCACTGATATTCTGTTCAAGCTATATCATTTACAACACGATGAAATGCAAGCAGGACTATTGAGTGCTGACCAAATGTTTGGCCTCAATATCGTCAATGATTCTACTGGTGAAAAGATCACTGCAGAAGGCTGCCGTTTAGCTGGCCTGCCTAATAATCAAGGTAATGAGCAAGCATACTCGCTGGCCTGGGCGGTACTGGCAGGTTACTACCAAAACACTGGTGCCGATGTTGACGACTCAATGTTTACAAACTAAAAGCGCACTAACCGTCCGTTAAGGGCAGATTAGCGCGTTGTTTTCATGTTATACTGACTGGGCAAGAAGTTTTATGGGCGGTGGCGTCAATCTGAAAGGACTGGTGCCTATGATTTACGAAAATTGGGAAGGAACACTATACTGTGTCTGTGTTTCAGGCATTATCATTGATGATCGCTTTTGCGACATTAATGGTACTAGTTGACCGAAATAACCAAAACCGTAAATAAAAAGCCGCCCGATCAATAACTTTGGCGAGTTACGGGCGGAATTTTATTTGTCGTGTTTAACTTGCCACCGCCTTTAAAGCGGCTTGCAAGGGTCGGTGTGATAGCACCGACCTTTTTCTATGCCCATATTATAACATAAGTTTAAACCATAAGCTTACAAATGAACTATGAGGTCGCCAGACGGTGTCCTCTTTTTAATTAAGGAGATATTTTAAATGTCAGAAAAAGATGAACAAGCCATTACAGCATTTATGAACAATCAATTTGAACGAACGGTAGAATATACCGATTCAAAAGGTAACAAGAAGACGCGTAAGATCACGCTACAAGATCCGGGATTTGATATTGCCTCACAAGCAATTGATGCCCTAAACGTTGGTGAAGATACGGGAGACGCAGGGCGACTGTTTGACCTTATTATGCATAACGTGTTAGTTAATCCACATATGGATTATGAATCATTGAATGCAGACGTCCCTGCTGATATCAAGAAGAAGACTGTTACTAAGAAAAACCGTAGCGGTAAGGACGTGCATATCAATATGGTTTGGCCAGGCTATCGTACGGCTTTGCAGATTGTTTTCATGTCAACACGGCCATCTGGGGCATCTAATATGAATGGTACAATGACCAAGCTGAATAGTGAGGTCTTTCGTACAGATAAGAATGAAGTACTGAAGATGAACTTCTGGGACGCTACAGGAGATGGCAGTGGACTAGGTATGATTGCCATGAAGGAAGCTACGAAGTTCTTAGCAGAAATTACGGACCGCAACGGTGATCAATCGGTATTAGGCAAGGCGTTTCAGTTTCTTATGGAGTCGTTACAACAAGTCAAACTCTAAATTTGCTAATGAATTTGGAAACATTGACCAATCCTTATTAGACAAAGAAGTTAACCAACGTATGGTGTTTATCAATCCAGCACTATTTTTGGGTATGACAGAACACGATATACGGCAACAGACACAAGACGAGTTTTTGGTTAGCAATGAAATTGCTGAACGGATTGGTAAGGAATTAAAAACAATCATTGCAAAAGGTGTGTCTGATGGCGTTCTGATGGCACTTGGGAAAATATTAGGGCAGAAAGGAGGAAAATAATGGCAGAGACTAAAGAATTGCGGCATGCCGGTCTTGGTATGGACATTAATATCAATGGACTAGAAGAGTTTCGTAAGGCAAATTCGATGCTAGATGAATTTATGCGTTCATTTCATGAAGTCACTGGTCAGGCTGATAAACTAAAGGAATCACTAGGATCAGGGCTTAACATATCTCGTGACGTTAATCGGTCAAAGGATAGTATGGCCGGATTCCAAAGCGAGTTTCGTAAGACGGCGCAGCAGGCTAATATCTTTAAACGCAATCTGGACTTCTCCAATATAGGAGCCAAAGATACTGAATCGATGCGTAAGCTCAATGATCAAGTCAGCAAGCTACGTTCTGACAAGATTACGCAGATCAAGACTGAGATGCAGGGATCAAATAAGTCAACGAACGATGGTTCTGAGGCAATTAAAAAATATAGTAATCACGTAGACGAAGCCCATCATCGTATGCGGCGACTCCATGATATTATCTTCGGCAGCTTTGTAGGAACGGCCGTTTCTAATGGCCTGCAAAACATGGCATCGGGAATTCAGAACGTCGTCAAATCGGGCTATGAACTAGCTGAAGGTGGCGAACAAATTCGCAATCAGTGGAAAGATATTGGGCTGAGTGAAGCACAAGCTAAGGGAATGACCGACCAAATCGGTGAGATTCGTAGTAAGTCAAATATGGCTGGGTCAGCAATTGACGCGATGCAAAAGAAGTTTTATGCAGTTACGAACAGTGTGTCACAGGCAAAGAAGTTTACGAATGAAATTGCAGCATTCGGTACAGCTGCAAATAAGTCTAGTCAGCAGATTCAGCAAATCTCTATGGGTGTTGCTAAATTAGATGGATCTAAGACAGTTTCGGCTGGATTTTTCCAACGTTCAATTGGACAGCTACCAGCATTTCAGAAAGCAATCGTTTCAGCTAGTGGCATGACAACCAAGGCCTTTAATGATCAGTTGAAGAATAGCAAACTTACCGGCGCTAAGCTACAACAGTACATGACAACTGCCGCTAAGATGAGCAGCCAAGAATGGGCCAACTTTAGCAAGACGACTAAGGGTCAATTAGCTGGAATTGAAGGAACCTGGCAAAATTTAAAAGCAAAATTTGCTGGGCCCCTCGTTGAGGGCGTGGCCAAGGCCTTAGAATCAGTTGATAGCAAAAAAGGCGGCCTAGGCGACGTTAAAAAGCAATTGCAAGGCATTGCAGAAGCTTTAGGCGCTAAAATGGGTAACTATATCGGCGAGGCCATCAAATTCTTGGTTAAGAATCGGAAGGCTTTGTCTGAGATCGCTAGTTCTGTATTTACCATTGGTAAAAATTTAGCTATCGGGGCCTGGAAGCCTATTGCGTCGATCATCAAAACTATTGGTGGCCAAAGTGGCAAAGCTTCTAAAGGTTTGCGTGGCTTCGGGGACGCGTTAAATGATATTTCTAAACACAAGAGTGCCATTCAGTCTGTGGGTATGGTTCTTGCAGGTATGTTTGCCGCCAAGAAGCTTTTAGGCATGGGCACTGGAATTATGGGACTGAGGAAACATATTTTAGAGTTCACGTCATCAACGAGATTAATGGGGTCAGCCATTAAATTGCTTCCCTGGGCTTTGTGGATTGCTGGCATTGCTGCGGCAATTGCAGTCTTAGTTAAGCTATACCAGCATGATAAAAAATTCCGCAAGTTTGTTAATGGCATTATGGCATCGATTAGAAAGATGGCTAAGTCGTTTAAAAATTTGTGGGGAGACGCCAAAGGCATCTTTAAAAATGGCTTTAAGACAATTGAAAGTATTGTCAATGTTGGCATCGACATTTTAAATGGTGATTGGAAGGGCTTTAAGAAAGACGGCGTTAAGCTGATCAAGTCATTTTGGTCCTTAGCCAAAGACGTCTTTAAGGCTGATTTTGACTTTATCAATGATCTGACTGGTGGAAAATTAGAAAAAATGACGAAGGCGTTTAGCAATACTTGGAAAGATATTGGCAAGGGCTGGAAATCATTCTGGAATGGCATATCTGATTGGTTTGGTGATCTCTGGAAAGGAATCGTTAAGCACGTTCAGGACGGTATCAACAATGTTATCAAAGTTCTCAACTCAGGAATCAGTGGCATTGATTCAGTCATTCATGCATTTGGTGGATCTAGCAAAGCGATTGGAACGATTAATCCAGTTCACTTGGCAACTGGGACCGGTGCTTTATCTGGTCAGCGTAGAGCGATTACTAAGCCAACCATGGCGATGTTGAATGATGGCCATGATTCGCCAGAAACTGGTAATCGAGAAATGCTAATTCACCCTAATGGTATGGGTGAACTGATTAAGGGAACCAATGTTATGCGCATGTTAGAGCCGGGCGCTGAAGTGTTGAATGCCACGGAAGCCAAAATGGCTATGAGCATGAAACACTTTGCTTCGGGTACTGGCTTCTTTAGTAATCTATGGAAGGGGACTAAAAAGGTGGCTGCCGACGCAGTCGGTGGTGTCGAATCAGGCATTTCAGGCATTGGCAATTTTGCGTCGAAAGCTTGGCATGGTGCGACACACTTGCTGAGCACGATTCAAAAGATTATTGCCGGTCCCGGTAAGTATTTAAATAGTCTTATGGGCAAGAAGCCATCGGGACAGGGCACTATTCTTAGTGACTTTGCCGGTGGCTTTTACAACTCCATGAAAAAACAAGCCTCGACTTGGTGGTCCTCGCTTTGGTCAATGGCATCTGGGGTTCTCGATGATTCTGGATCAGCCTCAGGCTTGCTTGCTGCGGTAGAGAAATACGGTAAGGGTAAGAAATATGTTTGGGGTGCAACTGGTCCTAATACATTTGATTGTTCTGGACTGGTCATGTATGCCTTGAAGCACGCGTTCGGCATTGACTATCCGCACTTTTCGGGTTCACAAATTGCTAAAGCCAAGAGTATCAGCAAAGGCGACTTGAGGCCTGGTGATTTGGTCGGAAATAACGAACATATTGGGGTCTATGCTGGTAATGGTAAGTATTGGTCGGCTATGAGCCCGACTAGTCACCCAAACATTGGTATGAGTTCGCTGTCATACTTCCCAGGAACGCCTAAATTTGGTCGTGTACCCGGAACTGAAGATAAGTCCAAGAACAATACTAAGTCCGGTGGGAGTGCTTTACAAAAGCTCATTAAGCAGGAGACTGGTGGCATGATGGGCTGGATTGAAAAACACTTATCACCTTTGCTGGATTCTGGTGGCGATGCCAGTGGTGGAAGTGTCAGCAGCGCGTTAATTCGCAAAGCAGCATCAATGATGGGAGTCCACCCGAGTGGGGCGGATATCGCCAATATTGAACGAGTCATTCAACATGAATCTGGTGGGAATGCCAAAGCTATTAACAACTGGGACTCTAATGCCAAGGCTGGAACACCATCTAAGGGTATTTTGCAGTTCATTGATCCGACATTTCAGCATTATGCAATGAAAGGCCACAAGAACATTTACTCTGACTTGGATCAACTGTTGGCCATGTTCAATGATACTAACTGGCGATCTGATGTTCACACTGGCGGTTGGGGCCCAACTGGTGCCGTTCGCCGGGAGAAAGGTGGAAAGCTAGCTAAGAATCAATTATCAGTAGTCGGCGAGAAAGGCTGGGAACTGTTTAATCCAGATAATTCCGGTGTAGTCATTCCTCATGAAGCTTCAGAAAAACTGATCGGTGGTGGTAGTAAAGGCAAAGTGACCATTAGTGCACCCACTAAGGTGGTTTTTCAAGGTAACGCTGACAAGTCAGCAATTGACGAGTTAGATAGCCGGTTAGAAAAACGTAATGATGACTTAGTAGAAAAGTTCCGTGAGCTTTGGGGACTAAATGATGAAGGAGGGCTTACTGTCTAATGGCTAGCAAAACGAAGAAACTTAATTTAAAGGGTAAGAGTGATAAGAAGATTGCCAACGAAACCCAGAAATGGAAGAAAACCGTTTCTGCTGATGCGGCCAAGATTTCTAAGGCCGGTAAGGCAATTACTGCTGCCCAAAAGAAAATTGACACGGCTAATGACTATTTAAACAAAGCCAATGGCTATAAAGCTAAGAGTTCAGCTTATGATGCTCTTGAAACTCAAATCGAAGAACAAGAGAAGTTGCTTGCTAAGACAAAGAGTTCGGCCAAGAAGAAAACAATTACTTCTAAAATTACGTCACTGAAAAAAGATAAAAAATCATTAGTAAGTGATATGAAGAAGATTGCCTCCTCAGCTGGTTACCAGAAGCAAATGTCAGCAAAAACCAAAGCGCAAGCGAACATTAAAACGGAGAAAAGTAAGATTAGCAGTCTAAAGTCCAAGAAGGCTAAGGACAAAAAAGTTTATGGCCAATATTCTAAAAGGAATAAAGAGATAAAGGCAGCAAAGCATAAACGTCTTATAACTGCAAACAGTAACAAAATCCAGTCAAAGATCAAAGCAGCCAAGAAAAAGTATGGTGGTCAAACGGCTATCTATCGTGCTGACTTAAAGACTAGCCGAGTATTTATGCTAGGAGAATTTGATCCATCAGAAACTAATGATCAAGATGTGCCAACTAATGAAGTTGACAAGTCTGATCCACGAACTAACTACAGCGTACGAAATTCTAAGCAGTTATCGGGGACTTACTATTTATTTGGTAAGTCTTTTTCTGATTGTGATAAGCAGTATGAAATCTTACAAGGTTGGGCACGTAAGGGCGTTGAGGTCACTGTACGAGGATTTTCTAAGTGGAATCATGCTTACTTATCATCGGTTGGCAAGACGGCTTATACAGCAGGTAATAAAAATAGCATGCAGTTATCGATTACCTTCACGTATGCCCGAAAAGACAAAGTTGCTTATGCCAAGAAAAAGACTAAAAAGAAGTCGAAGTCTTCGACGGGAGCAAAGACCGGTACCAAGAAAACAACACACAAAACAGTAACGGTAAAGCCTGGTATGACCTATTGGTCGATTGCCCAAAGCCATAATGTATCAGTTTCCAGTCTGGAAAAGATGAACAAGTGGCCAGCTACTAAGTTGCCAATTGGTGTGAAAGTGAGGTATCAGTAATGACCGTTCATGACGCGATACCAATTGAACCAGATGACATGCCATATAATCGCCAAGTAGATTTAGACTCCGGAAGTTATATCTTTGGGTTTCAGTGGAATGAAATTGATCGTACTTTTACGATAGATGTTTCCACTCTTGATGGTGTTGCTATTCGCCAAGGCGAAGTACTAGTGCTTAACCAACCACTTTGGCGGAATATTAACATTGATGGTTTGCCGACAGAAACGATTATTCCTCTGGACGAGTCAGGAAATGAAATTGAAATTGATCCAGGCAATCTGGGGGATACTGTTAATTTATGTATTGATGATATTCCCGATGGAGAGGCGTGATTAAATGACGGTAAAGGTTAAAAGTACTGGTTATTATTGGGGGTATACGACAACTATCGTGATTACTCACAACGGGGCCAAACTTACTTTGTCTGAAAAAAATAGTGTTCCAATTAATTATGAAGTACCGTCTGATGACGGTGGCAGTCCGGCAACGTGTACAGTCACCGTTTTTAATTTGGCCAAAACACACCTCAATAAGATTCATAAAGGCGACCATATAACGCTGTATACGGGGCCAACAGGACTCTATGGTCTGCTTACCGAGGGAACCATTTCGCAAGTCTCACCGGAGACGAGAGACGGCATGGATAAGGAAACACAGATTACGTTCACTGAAGGCAAGGACTACAGCAAAGAAAAACGGCTGTACAGCAAATTTAATGGATCGAAAACAGTTACGCATAAAGTTAAGACGAGCGATGGTAAGACAATTTCTTATCAAACTAAGCAAGTTAAAAAGGTCAACATTGCCTTTCAAAAGAATGTTAAAGCTAGCCAAATTATCGCCAGGATTAAGCGCGACGCTAAGATTGACATTGCCGCAGTGCATTTAAAAAAGAACAAGGTGTACAAGAAAGGCTACTCGCTTTCATCTAAGCCGTTGGCCGCTATTAAATCAATCGCTAAGGATTGCGGGAGTAAGGTCTACTATCGAAGAGGTGCAATTTATATTGATGATGGGAAGAAACCCAATCCGTACAATGAGCATTTGTATCTAGCGATGACTAATGGGCTAACGCAAGAGCCCGCTTACAACAGTACTGACGATGGTTCAGCAACCTGGACCCTAGAGTGCTTCGATGATCCACGAATACTAGCTGGCTCAGCTGTCTATGTCAAATCAACGGAGCTTACTGGATTGAAAAGAGTGAAGAGCGTTACCCATACGCATGACCGAGATAGTTACAAAATGGAGGTGGTTGTTTATGCCTAAAACGAAAAAGAAAGTGGTTGATCCCAAGCATAAGATGTCTGACTTTCTGGAAAAAGAATTAATTCCGTTGATTTCATCACAGATTAATTGCAACATGATTGGCCGGGTTATTTCATATAGAAAGACTGATCACCGCTGCAGTATTCAACCATTGCCATTGCAGTCTGACGGGGATAAGCGCGCTCCTTTAGTTGAGTGTGTGGTGCCGTCGTCAATTTGGCAACTTGATGAAGTGCTTGGGAAACTAAGCAGCGGTTGGAAACCAATGAAGGTTGGCTCCGTTGTAAGTGTTGCCTTTTGTGACCGCGAAATGGATAACTGGACCGGCAAGAGCAACTATGCAATTGAAACTAAACGAGTCCACAGCCTACAAGACACAATTGTACAGGCGGTGATTTTACCATGATTGCTTTTGGACTAGATGACACCGGTGATTTGGATTTTGACCCCAACACGGGTGTTTTTAATTTGGTTGAAGATGACGATGAATTGGCGCAGAAACTCAGCTTGTTACTCAATATCAATACAGCAGAACTTCTGTGGGACGAAGATGTTGGCATCGATCACAATGACCTGTTAGCCAATGCAGACGATCAAGGGGTTATCCAGTCAATTCTCGCTGATTACTTGCAAGAACAGTGGCCTGAAGAATTTGATGCGGTTGAGATTACTGATTTTGAGGTGAACGCCGAGCAGCGAATTACTAACTTATCGGCGATGGTAACCCTTAATGATGGCACGACAGTAGCGGCAACGGTCGGGGTAGATGAAGGAGGCGACGCTGATGCCACTAACGACTGATACAGGATTTGACCGAAAAGAATTAGACGACTTACGCGATGATATTAATGCGCTATTCATCAAACGTTTTGGCGACGGTATTGATTTAGATGACAGCCAGACACCTGGCATGCTAGCAGGCGTGTTATCTGAAACAGATGATACATTGGAAAAGCTGGCCCAGGGAGTTTATAACTCTTTTTTTGTGTTGAAGAGTTCCGGGGCTAACCTAGACGACCTGGCGGCAGAACTTGAGGTCTATCGTAAGCCAGCAGTGAATGCTTACGTTGAATTGCAAATTGACGGGTACGTAGATCCAGATTCACCAACAATCATTCCAGAAGAAACGCAATTTTCCACACCAGACGGACAGGTATTTTCGACCATGGCTGACACGACGATTACACAACAAGCTACTTATGTTGATAGTGGGGGCAATACGCAACCATTAGAAGATGACGACGGTAATGCATTAGGACGGCAGCTAGTTCAAGCGGTAGCCATCGAGACGGGCACCGCTTCGAATGTTATGCCCAATACGATCATTAATCCGGAAGATTCTATTGATGGATTTTACGCTGTTACAAACCCTTCCGCAGCAACCGGTGGTGGTGATCCAGAAACTGATGACGAGTTACGTCAACGCGTACTAGCTAACCGTTTAAACACACCCAATTCCACACCAGATGGTATTCAAACCGCCATTAAAAATCTATCCGGCGTGACTGACGTCCGATTGATTAATAACAACACAATGAGCGCAGATAGTTATGGTAATCCGGCTAAGTCGGTGCATTTGTATGTCATTGGCGGTGCTGATGCTGATATTGTCCAAACTTATTTTGATTATTTACCACCACAATCCAACACGGTTGGTTCAGTCATGGGAACCGCAACGGATATTGGTGGCCGTCAGTACATTGTGGCCTTTGATCGAGCAGAGACAGTCCCTGTATTCATTAAGGTTGACATTCATATTGATGATACGAAGTTTGACACGGACAATGGACCGGCCAATATCAAAACAAACATCATCAATTACTTTGACACATTGGGCATGGGCGATAAGGTACTGTATTCTAAACTATTTGCTCCCGCGTATTCGCCAATCGGTGTCAATGATGTGGCGTTAACTTTAGGCACCAGTTTAGATAAATTAACGGAGGCTGATGTGAGCGTCAGTGATTTTCAGCTAGCGGTAACCAATTCAACTAATATTACGGTCAATATAATCGAGTGAGGCGACTAGATGTATCAAACTGAAGCAGATTTATCAGACGATTCGTTACGTGATTGGATAACGACCATGCTGCCTGGCAAACTTAATCAAGAAGACGATTCCAATAACCAGCGGCTTCTCAATATTATCAGCGATATTTTTTTGGCACATAAGAATGATTTACTCAATATTTCGGACCAGTTGCGGCTGTCCAAAGCTGCTGGCCAAGTGTTGACTGAAATTGCGGCGGATTACGGTGTCACACGCCTTGATGACGATGATGATTTTTTGTGCTTTCAGGTACGGTTACAATTGCTTAAAAATCATAGTGGTGTGACAACCAATGACATTAAAAAGCTCATCGCAACAGTTTTGAGTATTGATCCTAGTGTGTTTGATATTGACGGTACGGATAATCCAGAAGAAATTGAAGTGACCAACATTCCTTTTGATTTCAATTCTGGCGATAAGGCTGAGATCAAACGGAAGATTTTAACCAACGCGATTCAATCAATGCTACCGCCGGAATATTTATTAAAAGACTTACAGTACGCCGTAACAGCCAATAAGCCATTATATATGGCTGTACATGGCCAAGCATATCCACAGATAACCGTAAAGGAGACGATTTAATGGCAACACCAAACGTTGGGATCTTAACCACTGCCGGTAAAGCTTTAATTGATAAGGTGAATTCCGGTCAAGCCAAAATAAGTTTCAGCAAAGTTGTATTTTCATCAATGGATAATTCCCAATTATCCGATACGCAAGTAAAGGCTTTAACTGCAATTTCCCCGCAAGAGGTGGTCGTTAGCCCGCCAGAAACAACACTAGACACCACTTCTGGGGAGACACGTATTCGAGCTACCGGAACTAATAAACAATTAGCGGACGGCGTGTACGTCAAGACTTACGGGGTATTTGCAAAAGATGAAACCGGTAATGAGGTCTTATACGGTGTGACCGTATCACCCAATCCTAACTACTTTCCGGCTTATGACGGTGTCACCCCGCAAGCAGTGACTTACAGCTACAAGACCGTCATTCAAGAGACGAGCAATATCACCATGACGAACTCAAATGATGTGTACGTCACTCAGGAAGACTTAACGGAGGCAATTGGGAAAATTCCCCAACCTGACCTGAGCAATTATGCAACGCAACAACAGCTTGGTACCCGAGTGCAAGATAACAAAGATGGTACTGAACAACTTAATGGGGTTCAGGTACAACCATTCAACAAATTAACTGATACAGTTGGGACTAGAAACTATATTGCGCCATACTCATGGATATCAAAAGGCCAGTATGGATATTTTTCAAGTACAAACGGAATTTTGAATGTAAGTAAAGATGATGTGCATAGTGATTACTTTGTACCAGCATCTATGCGTATGACATTCACTGCCTATCAATTATCGACTAGCGGTTTTCCAGCGGTTCAAGCATATGATAGTAATAAAAAATGGCTAAAAGGCTACCCACTTCAAACAGTTGGTAGCACTGCGATTCAATTTACCGCGGGAACGGCGTACTTTACGGTTAATGTGCCTAATCCCGTAACCAAAGGTGGTTTATACAAGCTTGAGAACGGAACAATTGGAACTGATTGGACACCAGCTCCGGAAGATAAGGTTAACGTCACCGATATGCGTAAACCAGCCAGTCAAGTTGCTGGTATTGACGAGGTTACAACCGCTATCAGTGCCGCTACGGCTAACATGGCAGACACCAGCAAGCCTACTAACTTCACTGCTGGATTACAATCAGGAGGTGTCAATGTCGCAACCAACGACGATCTGGATAATTATTATCATGCTAACACTAGTGACGAGGCAGCATTGGCAGCGGCAAAAGCAGCTACAGTCCCAGGAATCTACTGGTTTGAGGAGGATTAACATGGGATTATATATTAGTGGTGGAAATAAAGTTGGCGGTATGTATATGGCTGATGGTCACGGAGGCAGCAAAAAAATAGGTGGCATGTACTATGCTGATGGTCAAGGAAATGCAAAAAAAATCTATTCTAGCTTTCTATCAGCTGGTACAATTCTTTATGATGGCAGTAGTAAATCAGACTGGGAAAAATTAAAATTTTCTGATCCTCAGGAATATAAGTTAGGCAAGCCATTAGAAAGGCTAAAAAATGGAATAAAAGTCACTTATGGAGATGTCTACCACGGTGGTGTTCCCGGATATAACGAGTCTATCACCGACGATTTTACTGAAATCGACCACACGACTGATCAACTATATCCTATCAGCCAATTAAACAATAATTTCATCGTTCTAACCTCAAAAGACATCTTTGGAAGAATAGGAAATACTGCAAGCCAAAATATTGATGGAAAAATTTTGTTTGATTTAAGCTCAAATGTGTTTTCGTATAAATCTCCCGAAAATTTGTGGAGCGCATGGACCACTACGTATAATAGTCAAATTGGTGAATTCTCCCCAATTTTAAGAATTGAAGCATACTGAAATCAAGGAGGGGCAAATATGCCAATTTAATATGCAAGATCAAATTTAAGCAGGCCTTCGGGCACAGACACAAACACAAGTACTGCAACTAATTAGCCGTAAAAGCCAGTTAGTCAGTGCTTTTAATTTATTCAAAATTTGAGGAGGATGAAAAATGTTCAAAGAAATTACAGATGTATTTAATTGGCTTAATAACGCTGGTGTATTCGCCTTCTTAGTCGTGTTAATTCCCGCTGTATACAAGCTGGTTAAGCCAGTTTTGACTCACAAGGTACAGACGGAAAAGAACGTACATGTCAAGCAAGGATTAGAAGTTGGCTTAAACCTTGCTAATACCATCGTTCCAGAAATGGCAGTCATGGCTGGATTATCTAAGTCTGATCGTAAGAAGGAAGCCATGCGATTCGTTAACGCTCAATTGACGGCCAATGGCTTTGACTTAGACGCTGAAGTAATCAGTGGATTAGTCGAGAAGGCTTACCAAGCTTATAAGGTAGCCGGTGGGGATAATCATGCCCCAGCAGTTACGACAGCACCAACGGAGGTCATGGCCCCAACAGAAGGGACTGACATCAATGACTAAGAAAATTGTTGACCTGTCTTCTTACCAAGCCGATTCCTTGGCTTACATGAAGCAACTCAAAAAATGGGGTGCTGATGGGATTATGGTTAAGCTGACAGAAGGTACTGGTTATCTCAGTCCTAAAGCGGGTAATCAGATTGCCAATGGCTTCAAAGTATTCGATACCATTGGGGTTTACCATTTCTTCCATGGTCGGGGAACAGCTGAAGCTCAATACTTTCTGGCTTGGGTGAAAAAGATGGGATTAGATAAGTCCACAGTGCTTGCAATTGATGTGGAAGCACCCGACTTACCATGGAAGACAACCAGCCAAGTTAATGTATTCCTTCGATACCTGATTAGTCACGGGTACAAGAATGTGATTACGTACGGCTCAGGTAGCTGGTTCAATGCTGGCCGGATTAATCGTTCCCAGTTAGTTGATAAGGCAATCTGGGTGGCGGCCTATGGTGTCAGTCAACCGGGGGTCGCTAATGCCAATGCTTGGCAAAACACCGACAACTGGAATGGCCATGGGGTAGATTGCAGTTATGACTTCGATGGTAAGCTGTCAGGTAAGACTACCAAGGCAACCCCTAAGAAAGCCTCATATTGGGCTGATAACGGCCTGTACGAAGTGATTACCAGTGAGGTTAACGTGTATGGTAAGCCGGCCTTAGACAAGGCTAATAAGCGCCGTATTCACTTCTCCAAGGGAAGCACCATTTACGGTAAGGCGGTTAAGTATGGCAAGGTATACCGGATTAAGACTGATGTTGGGTATATCTCAGCTAACAAGGACTATGTAAAGTTGATTAGAAAGTCGGGTGGTAAGTAATGACCTTTGATCGTTGGATTGAATTAATCACCTTGGCTTTGGCTGTAGTTGCAGGTATCTATGCGGCTTTGATGGTTGTCATGAAGCCGTTTACGGAACAATTGAAAGGGATTGCTCGAAGCATGGAACATAGTAGCCAGCGAATTGAACGGCTGTTTGATTCGCAAAATACGCTACGTCAAGACTTTATTGCTAGCAGAAGTGAGCACGAAGTTATCAATGAACGTCTGGACAATGTTGAAGACGATGTACGTGAACTGAAAAGTAAATAGTGCTAGGACTGTTTCAAACTTTGCGTCGATTGATGCATGATGATCTTTTTTGGCAAAATAAAGCACGAAGTAGTTGGCGTGCTTACCCGCGCTACTTCGTGCATTCCGGATTAATTTCATATTTTCTATTTTCGTTTATGTGAAAATAGGTATCTAAGTAGGACAGGACCGGAACTGCCAAACAAAACGTATACCAAGTCCCTTGCTGAACAGGTAACGCCGATATGAAATACGATTGTTAGAATTGCCATATTGGCTCCTCCTTTCGGATGACAACTAGGTTGATTAGGCCCATCTACATTCATCCTTTTAACATCTTACCATTGATTTAATGGTTTTGAATGTTTTTTAAATGGTTTTATTTAAAGCGTTGTGAGAAAAACTAATTGAATACTTTTAAATCAAATGTTAGAATGACTGTAGATTGTTAGGAAGCTTGTATTTGGCTCCTGTTTATGTGGCCTGATTAACCACATAGTTGGTGCTTTTAGTTCATCTTTTGATATCTCCTTTCTGCTATATGCAGAAGGGCATACATAGCCAAAAGGGCCACTCATCTCATTACGAGGTGGGTGGCTTTTTTTGTGCAAACTAGGCGACAAATTAAATTGTATGTTATATAATTGTTTACGTCCTAAGCGGACAGAAGCAACTCCCCCAACGAGAAACCTGTATGCACTGATTTCCAAATAAGACCCCCTACTCTGTATAGTAGAGGGCTTTTTTGCGTGCATTCTGCTTCATTCAAACGGACAAGTATACGTCTAAAAGCTGAATGTGTTGTCTGAGGGCGCAGTGCTGTTCGTTAATCTGGTAATTCTACAAGATGCCGGTTCTATAGAACTATAGATATTTAAAAATCTCGCATATTTTGTTGAACAGCTCTAACACTATCTATTACTAATTTTTTGCTCTGGTTCGGCATATTCTGAACATAGCTTTCAACGATCTCGTTGAGAACCTCATAGTTTCGCTTATTTTCAATGGTAGCTATTTGCTTTATGGCCATATGAGTGTCTAATTGTGCCTGGACAGACTTTGGAGTATCTTTTGCTGTCAATCTACGTTTTGGCTTAATTAGTACTTGGTCATTTGGCATGCTTCTGTGTTGTTCTTCAAATTTTTGTGGTTCAATTTTCTGGGGCCGTGTGGTTTTATTCTTTCTGGTTTCTCCAAAAGCACCTAATCCCATTTTATCGTTAGCAGTCATTTTTTAACCTCTAATCAATTTTAAACGTTCTAATAATTCATCTACAACCAAATCATAAAGATGGTGAACTCTTCTGTCGTTTATATCATGGCTAGCATTATTTGTTATACCAGTACGATCGAATCGTTTTAATCTAGCCATCTGACGCACCTTTTGCTTAAACATATTTGCATTGCCGAAACTTGTAGTTGCGTCTTCGATAACGTCTAAATCTAAATCATTCCCGTTTTGTTGTAAGACAGGTAAAACGCCTAATAAATCAATGTCGAGAGAATAATCATCTTTGATTTGTAATAAGTGTTTAACGTATGTTTCTGCCCCTCGTAATGAGCGCTCTTGGGTTTGCAAAATAACAATAACGTAATCACTTGCAACCAAAGCGGAATCAGTAAATTTGTTTAGCTGTGGAGGAACGTCCAATATCACAAAATCATATTTACTTGAAACTTTTGATAATAGTTTAGAGAAATAATGATCTTGTGTGTAGTCATCAGGAAACGAAGAACTCAGAAATTTATCGTAGTTCTGTAAATCATCATCTGAAGGAAGTAAATCTAAGTTATCATTTACATGAACGATTGCATTTTCTAAACTACCTTTTTTTAAAGCAACTTCAAGCGTTTCGCTAAAATCAGGTTTAGTTCCATACACTTGGCTCATTGTTGTAAACAGCAAGTCTGTAGCATTAGCTTGTGGATCAAGATCTACTATTAAGGATTTTTTCCCTCTATTGGATAAGGTGTAAGCAATCATAACAGCATTAGTTGTTTTTCCAACTCCGCCTTTAAAATTCCCGGTTGTAATAGTTGTGGTCAACATAGACACATCCTTTTGGGAAAAATTATAGCACAAAAAAATAAAATTCTATAGAACATTTTCTTCAAATCTATAGAACTATAGAAATAAATATCTATAGAACTATAGTTCTATAGTTCTATAGATTTAATAAACAGCGAATATTGCTGATATAGCAGCTCTATAGAACTATAGATTTATAGAACTATAGAAATGAATATCTATAGATTTATAGAACTATAGATTTATAGAACTATAGATTGCATGTTTCTATAGAACTATTCAAAAAGTGCCTTTACTTATTCTTGCTATTGAGATATTATTTAGACATAAAATAGAACATAAAAAAACACCCACCGACTGGCATCGGTGAGCGCCACAAAAAAGTCATCTAAGTTACTGACTATTATATCATGGCCGGTGCGATTTTTAAAGCCCTAGGGGACAAGCTGGGGTCTAAATACAAGGGGACACGTTTGCCAGTGCGACTTCAATAAGTCTGGCTATACCACAACAAGGTCATCTGTACGGCTGGGTGGTGAA